TGTGAATGAAGAACATCGGTTTTTGCAAGATTGGTAAATCTGTAAAATTTAAAACAAATAAGTATTCACCAGTAGGTGGTGATAACGAAGCGAGTTGCACGCTTAGAGCAATCGCAAATAATAATCCAGACATAACGTTCTATATTGTAGGAAGATCGGACTATGCTACTCTAACTGATGGAGAGAAGGTAGATCTGTTTCCATATGGCAATGTAATTGATGTATGGGAAGGCGTTGGTTTAAATATGTCAGAAGAATACTTTCGACATGTAATCGATTATTTAAATAAAAATAAAATAACACTTGATTTTACTGTCATGATGGTTGGGCAAGTTGGTTCAGTGACAATTCCTGATAAGATCAATAAAGTTCGTGATATTGATGACAATAAACATGCGACAGTTTTGGATATGACCAAATGGTATGTAACTCCAATTTCTACTTGGCTAAATGAATGTAAACCTCCTTATATAGAGATCGTAAACGATCCTCGATATACAACGAGGCAATCTCGTGACTTATTTCATCAACCTATGTTATCACTTGGCCAATATGATTATGAGTACACTACAAACGCAATCTCATCATATACAGATCAGACTCGCATAGAGCGTAAAGTTAAATCGGTATATGCAGGAATGGAAACTGTATTCTGTAATGACTATGAATATACAACAGAAATTAACACTGATAGATCTACAGACTTCATGATAGTTCTAAACGAAGGTAAACCATCTCGTTATGATCTACTAAAGGAATGGGTACTCGATCATTTTGATGCTGTTGAAATATATGGCAAATGGGAACACGAAGAAGCGATAAAAGATGCTCGCTTTCGAGGATCAAAGCATATAGAAGAGATACAGCGTATGATGAGTAACGTAAAGTTTACTTTCATCATTCCCATCGCTAAGGGTTGGACTACATCTAAATATATCGAAATGATACATGCCGGCGTGATACCTTTTCTGCATCCATCGTACGATGAGCAACGGCATCTACCTATACCAGAGTTTTTCAGACCATCTACTCCAGAACAGTTTAGAAGTTCGATGAATACACTTTTAAACGATAAGGGTGCATACGAAAAGGCTCTAACAGAATTGCGTGCTGCAGTTCTTAAACCAGAATATTATGATGGCACCTTCATTAACGATAAGATAATGCAAGCTGCTGATCCAAACTATAAGAGACCAAATCTGTCTAGATTTGAAAAGAAAACTGTAACAACTTTAGAAGATTTTTTTGCATGAAGGATAATAATAATGAGTGAAATAACTTGGGTACCTTTAATCCCTCTTATCGGCGGACAGATGCTGGGTGCAGAAAAAGCTTTTGGAGTTCCACCTAAAGCTATATATTCGTACGATGGGTTTCAAGCAAACGATAGTCACTACGTAAATTATCAGAATAACGTAAAGAAAGCTGGAGTTGAGTACATTATCCTTGATGAAAATGGACCTAAACATACTGTAGATGTAGTGTCAGGAACTCCACCTTGTGCTGCACTATCTCAGTTGAACACAGGTCAAACAGCAGCTGCAAAAGGCGCAACTTGCGAAAAGAACGAATGGATGTATAAAGTATTTGAAGACGGCATCGATCTGTTTAAAGCAAAAGTTGTAGTTGTAGAAAACGCGCCTGCTCTTTTCACAAATAAAGGAAGAGGCGTTGCTGATAAGTTGTATGAGATCTGTACTCTTCGCGGTTATAGTCTAACTCTTTATAAGACTTCTACTATGTATCACGGAATCCCGCAGGCTCGCGATCGTACATTTGCTATCGGCTGGAAATCTGAGAAGGCACCTATTATGTCTTGGTACAAGCGTGATCGTAAGAACTTTCAAGAATATCTTTCTGAACTAACTGATGCTCATCTACAGCAAAACCTTGTTATCAATAAGAAGCTCGATGAAGAACCATACTTTCAATTTATTCGATCAAAGACAAATGAAAATCCAAGAGATGTAGTAATGAAGAGCGGCAATATTACAGCTTTTAACTATATTAATAGAGCTGGTCTATTGGCAGAAGCAAATAAGTGGTTTCACGATACGAATCACGAAAGAGGAATTAAAGTTTCAGATCATGCAATGAAAAAGTTTGCTGATGACAAAGGCATCTGGGATAGTTCAACTCATGTATTTAACGAATGTATGAATGCAGTCATTGGTAGAAATCTTGCAGACACGATACATCCTATACACGACCGTTCCTTAACTATTCGTGAAGCACTTCATATGATGGGGTTTCCACACGACTTTGAACTAGTAGGTGGATTAGCAAAGATGAACCATATTGCACAGAACGTTCCTGTTCCTACCTCAAGGGATATACATACTGAGATTGGAAAGTTCTTACGTGGAGAACTTCCACTTTCAAACACCAACTATCTAAGACAGAATAATCACTATGAAACTATGTCATACGACCCGTCCGGTGTTGAAGTAGACCGGGCTTCTCTAACGGAGTTTTTTGCATAATGAGAAACGATTTTATTCTCGATTTTGAAACTATGGGAAAGAATTCTCAGAACTGTTCGACGATTGACTGCTCTGTCATGGTATTTTCGTGGGATAAGTTTGTCTCTAAAGAACCATATACATTGGATAATATACGTGACACAACAAGATTTAAACTATCAGTCGCAGATCAAGTAAAGAACTATAAGTGGGTAGTTGAGAATGACACTATTGATTTTTGGCAGAAGCAAGAGAAGGAAGTACGAGATAAGATTGCTCCAAAGAGTGACGATCTATCTGTTGTAGAATTTGTAGATAAGTTTCACAAGTATCTTATTAACGCGCCAAAGATATCGTATTGGTGGTCAAGGTCGAATACGTTCGATCCTATAGTACTTAGCCGTCTTTTCATATCACAGGGAAAGCAACATCTTATGGACGAGTCTCTAAAGTTTTGGAAGATTCGCGATACGCGTACATTCATAGATGCAAAACTAAATTTCCCAAAAGAAAATGGATTTATTCCAATTAAAGATGAGGCGCTGTGGAATAAATATTTTAAACTACACAATAGTTCTTGGGATATTCTTGGAGACGTACTTAGACTTCAGGCGATTGTAAGAGCTGAAAATGATTTGGAGCAAGTATAATGACTAAAAAAGTACTAATAACTGGAATAGCAGGCTTTATTGGATTTCACTTAGCTAAAAAGCTAAAATCAGAAAACTTTCAAGTATGCGGGTTTGATAACTTTAATGATTACTATGATATTAGTTTGAAACACGCAAGGGAAGACGAACTAAAAAAGATAGGCATTTATGTTAATAACTGCGATCTTAAAAATATCGATGATCTTAACGAATTGATAAAAAATGAAAAACCGGATATTATTATACATCTTGCTGCGTATGCTGGTGTTAGACATTCTTTAAATAATCCTCGTCTATATATAGAAAATAATATTATAGGTACGCAAAATCTTATAGAAGCATGTGAAGCAAACGGTGTTGATAACGTAGTGTATGCTTCAACATCATGCATAATGGCGGGTAACGAATTGCCTTGGAAAGAAGATGCGCCAACTCTACATCAGTTAAATCCATACGGATACTCAAAGAAAGCAAATGAGTGTCAATTTAAAACTTCAAATATCTATAAAACAGTTGGTCTTCGTTTCTTTACTGTTTATGGGCCGTGGGGCAGACCCGACATGGCACTCTTTGGTTTCTCTAAAGCAATATTAAATGACGAAACGATAGGTCTATTTAATTATGGTAATATGAAGCGCGATTTTACATATGTTGATGATATAGTCCAAGGTATAAGCATAGTAATGAATAGAATTTTTTCTATTGACATTCCTCTTGGCGAGATATATAATATAGGTTATGGACAACAGGTAGATCTAATAGATTTTGTTAAAGAGATAGAATATAACTTTAATAAGAAAGCTATCATAGAATATCTACCAATGCACCCCGCAGATTCGCAAGAAACTTGGTCCGATACTACTAAGCTGCAAGCACTTGGATATAAACCAACGACTTCTCTTAAAGAAGGCGTGAAAAATTTTGCTGACTGGTATAAAGAATTCTATGCAAACAAATAAAAACGATAATAGTATACATCATGTAGCTTTCTATTAACAACATTAACTTATAAGTGAGAATTTAAAATATGAAGATTGAAATGTCTACAGAAGAGCTACGTAAGTATTCTATATTCCTTGGTACTCCAATGTACGGTGGTAATTGTGCAGGAATGTTTTGTAAATCGACTAATGACCTATTTAAAATGTGTGCACAGCATGGTATAGAACTAAAGGAATACTTTCTTTTTAATGAGAGCTTAGTTCAAAGAGCAAGGAACTACGTAGTTGATGAATTCTTGCGGTCTGACTGTACGCATCTTATGTTTGTAGACGCTGACATTGGGTTTCAAGCAAAAGATGTCCTTAGTATGCTAGCGATACAGATATCAGACCCTGTTAAGTATCAAATAGTAACAGGACCGTATCCTAAAAAGACGATAGCATGGGAAAAAGTAAAGGCTGCTGTTGAACAAGGAAAAGCTGAAAATCCATTCGACCTAGCTTTTTACTCTGCCGACTACGTGTTCAATCCGGCAAAGAATGTTGCTTCATTTAGGATCGATGAACCAGTCGAGGTTGCAGAAGGTGGTACAGGATTTATGCTAATTCCTAGAGAAGTTCTAGAAAAGTACGCAGCTGCATATCCAGAACTTAGCTATAAACCAGATCATATTCGCACAGAGAATTTTGACGGATCAAGAGAGATCACAGCATTCTTTGATTGTGAAATAGACCCAGATAGTAGAAGGTATCTTTCGGAAGATTATTTCTTTTGCAGAAATGCTAGGAAGGTCGGTATTACTATTCACATGTGTCCATGGATGAATCTACAGCACGTTGGTACATATGTATTTAGAGGATCAATGGCAGCCATCGCATCAATCGGGCAATCACCAACGGCTGGGAAAGGATCTAACGCTAAGACCTATAAAAAACAGTTGACAAAACAGAAGAAAAATGGTAATATATTAGGTACACGGCCATAACACGCGATACACAATGATTTTTTTGAAAAGGAGAAACTATGAAGTTTTCTGAACGTACTCTTAATATACTTAAGAATTTTGCTACTATCAACCAGTCGGTTGTTCTAAAACCAGGCAAACAACTACGGACCATCAGCCCACAAAAGACTGTCATGGCAATCGCAAGCATTGACGATGAAATTCCATCTGAAGCTTGCATCTATGACATGTCACGGTTTCTTTCTACTTGCGCTCTATTT